CCACTTGCGGGCGCACAACAGCAACGAACCCTTGGTGAAATTCTAAGAGGAAAATAACTATGGCAGTCAATCTTTCGCCAATCGGCAACGGATTTCAGTTTTTTGATAACAATGGCGCACCGCTAAATGCCGGTAAGATTTACACTTATCAGGCTGGGTCGAGTACGCCTTTGGCGACCTACACCAGTAGCTCTGGGCTTACGGCTAACGCTAACCCAATTATTTTAGGGACTAGCGGCAGACCTCCTAATGACATCTGGTTGTCCGAAGGGTACTTTTATAAGTTCATCCTAAAGGACTCATCAGACGTAACCATTCAGACTTACGACAATCTTTACGGGATTATTGGAGCAGCTCCCCCACCAGCAACCCCAATCCCTGCGGGCGGTATTTTCCTGTGGTCGGGTTCCATCGGATCTATCCCTGCGGGCTACGTTCTGTGTAACGGATCTAACGGAACCCCTGACTTAAGAGACCGGTTTGTGGTTGGTGCTGGATCTACTTATGCGGTGGACGCTACGGGTGGATCAGCCGATGCAATTGTAGTAACACATAACCATACGGCAACAAGTACGTCTGTTGTAACTGATCCCGGTCATAGTCATACGGCTCAAGGTACTACGGCTCCTCCATTTCAAGCAGGGGGCAACGCTGTATTTTCTCCAACAACAGTCAGTACAAGCACTAACACAACAGGAATTACAGTTGCAACTACAACTACCATCAATAATTCTGGTAATTCAGGAACCAACGCCAATCTGCCCCCGTACTACGCGCTGTGCTACATAATGAAAACCTGATATGGATTGGCAGACCGTTATCAATATTGGGTTGGGTGGTGTCTTGGCTGCGCTGGGTTGGTTTGCCCGCGAAATATGGGACTCACTCAAAGAGTTGCGTAAGGACACCCACCAGATAGAAAAGGACTTGCGGGAAATGTATGTCCGCAGGGATGACCTAAAGGAAGTCCGCATCGAGATGAGCGCAAGGTTTGACAAGCTAGAGAGCTTAATTGGATCTCTGTATGAGCGTCTCCACGACAAGGCAGACAGATGAATGGTAGATCCAGCCGCCACCGCAAGAGCAGCCCTAGACGGAATTAAAGAAGCAGTCAAGGTTGGTCGGGAGATCAAACAGACCGGAGCCGAGGTTTCTTCCTTTTTAGACGAGGAAGCCAAGGCTAGGATAGCGTGGAAAAAAAAGCAGCTTCAGCTCCAACGGCGGGGCGATTTGGTCTTTATTGACGCTGCCAACGAATACCGTGAAGTCAGAAAGATTCGTGCCGCCGAGCAAGGCATGTACGAGGACATGGAACGGGACTTTGGCAAGGACGCTGTCACAGAAGTGCAATCTTTAATTGCTCAAATGCGAAAAGAACGAAAGATTCTCGATCATGATTTCCAGCGTTTACGGGCTGAAGAACGCATTATTTGGATAATTATCTTTATGGTTGCCACAATTTTTTACGGGGTACTTAAAGTAACTGGGGCATGGTAATGACCACGATAGCCGCTAAATTTTCTACGCTTGAAATTGCCAGCGATAGTATGGTTAGCGGAGATGATTCGTTTTATCTAGTGGAAAAATTACGCCGTGGAAAAGATGGCGTGTACGGCGCTTGTGGTGATTGGGACAAGATTTTAAAGTTTTATCAGGCAATGGAGTCAGGTGGAGATTTAGATTCTGATATTGACGTAACCGTTCTTGAGCTTAGAAATGATGGTATTTATATATACGAAAGTACCATCATTCCTGCCCGCATTAAGAACGACTTTTGGGCAATAGGTACTGGCGCTAACTTTGCAATAGCGGCAATGCACATGGGGGCATCTCCCCGTGATGCGGTTGCCATTTCTTGCACTTACGATACCAGCTCCCATGAGCCTATTGACGAAGTTAAACTTATGGGGAAAAGCCGTGGCACTAAAAAGAGTTAGCGACGAAGAAATAATTTCTGCAATGAAACGGCTTGGCAGTACCAAACTTGCCGCCGAACACGTTGGTATGTCTGTGCGGGCTCTAGCCCAACGCAAGGCTAAGATTCAAATGGAACGTGGGATTCCGCTACCAGCTTACTCTGCGCCACAAGAAAGCAAACGCAATACTTACATACCTGAGAACCGCCGAGTGATAGAACACAAAGTAGAAAACGGTCACGTCTTTATTGCTAGTGACTGTCACTACTGGCCCGAAGAATCAACGGTAGCGCATAAGGCGTTTGTTTCCCTGCTGACAGAATTTAAGCCCAAGACTGTCATCTTGAACGGTGATGTCTTTGACGGGGCTAGAATCAGCCGCCACGCCTCCCTGATGGGAACTAATCCACCAACACCAAAGCAAGAGATTGAAGCGTGTCAGGATCGTTTAGATGAGATTGCAAACGCATCAAAGAACGCAATTAAGTTATGGACGTATGGCAATCACGATATACGTCTGTTCAACTACATTGCTCAGAACGCACCGGAACTATCAGAGTTTAGCGACCTGTTTGCGTACTTTCCCGGCTGGCATACTGGCTGGCGTATAGACATCAATGCGTCAGTTATTATAAAACATCGATTCCATAATGGTGTCCACAGTACGTGGAATAATGCCCTCAAGTCAGGTAGATCAATCATCACGGGGCATCTACATCAACTCAAAATTACGCCATTTTCGGACTATGACGGAAGGCGGTGGGGGGTCGATTCTGGGACGCTTGCCGAGCCATATTCGGATCAATTCACTTACACCGAGATGAACCCTGTTAACTGGTGTTCTGGGTTTGTTGTATTGACGTTTGAGAATGGAAAGTTATTACCGCCAGAGCTTTGCGAGGTTATTGGCGGGGTAGCCTACTTCCGTGGGCAAAGAGTATGAGTCCGTGGTTAATTATTTTAGTTGGGTGTATCTACGCCTACATAGGTTTTGAACAGGGAACAAAAGGCAACATAGCAATGGCTATCGTGTTTGCTGGTTACGCATTTAGCAATATCGGTCTTTACTTAGCAACAAAGGGATAACTATGCTACCAATCGCAGCTCTGCTTTCCATCGGAGAAAAAGTTTTAGATAAGGTTCTGCCCGACCCAACCGCAAAAGCTGAAGCACAGGCCAAGCTCATGGAGATGGCTCAGAGGGGTCAACTGGCTGAACTTGAAGCTCATGTTAAAGAGATGGACTCTGCCCGTAAGCGAGAGATTGAGATTGCTACAAGTGAGTTTGCGCCAACTATAAATAAAATCATTACTCCAATTTTAGCATTAGGTACGGTTTTCCTCACCTTTATCCTATTCTTGGTTATCATATTCGTAGAGGTCAACACACAATCAAAAGACATCTTAATTTACGTTCTGGGTGCGCTGACCTCTGCCATGACTATGGTCTTGGGTTACTACTTTGGGTCTAGTCAGGGAAGTAAGGAAAAGTCCTTACAACTTGACGAAATTATGGACAAGAAGAAATGAACCTATCCGAACACTTTACCTACGATGAGCTGACCCGAAGCGAGACCGCCGAAAGGAACGGCTGGCTCAATATTCCGTCTAACGCGGAAAAAGAAAACCTGATCCGTCTTGCGGAGCTATTGGAGCAAGTCAAGGCTGCGGTCGGTGGAAAGCCGGTAATGATCAACTCAGCCTACCGATCCAAGCAAGTCAATGACGCGGTGGGCTCCAAGGACACATCCCAGCACCGGCTTGGCTGTGCGGCAGACCTACGGGTTCCCGGCATGAAGCCTAGAGAGGTCGTAGAGGCTTGTATAGCGGCCTCTGTGCCTTTCGATCAGATAATCCTAGAGTTTGACTCATGGACGCATATCAGCGTCCCAAACACCCCGGAAACGTCCCCACGCGGTCAGAAGCTAATCATTGACCGGCAGGGGACTAGGACTTACAGTTAAACAACTCCTCAAGCAGCACCTTTGACCCCCTCTACGGGGGTTCTTTTTTAGTACAACGGGGCGCAAGTTACATCGATGACAACGTCCCTAGTCACCCCTCCCACGGCCCTGCGACCGTAGATCACAACCGCGCGAGTCCTAGCCGCCTGACAGTCCTGAATGGCGTTGGCGGTCTCCAAGCGCGTCATGGCGTGGACTTCCTTATCCACGATGAGCTTTTGAGCCGGTGGCGGTACGGAGTAGTCAACGGGGTTTGCGGCGCACCCAGTTAGCGCGAGAACTATCAGTAGTCTTTTCATCTTTTTTTTCCTTTTGTGAGCAAACAAAGCAGACCATCGCAATCATCGCAATCATCCACAGAACAAAGAACCAGATGTCGGCAGCTACGAGATGAGAAATAAAAGTCATGGTTCACCTACCTCCTTGATGTTGACTATTACCTGAACTGGTTTGGCCTTGTAGTACCAATACAAATTCCTAGTTAACCACTCATTAGCAGCACGCTGTGTTCTAAATGTGAGATTCTTGAAGGCTTCTTGCGGCATCGCACCATGTTCTATCTGAACGTAGCGGCCTCTTGAATCCTTAAGCGCCCAGCACTTAATCCTGTTCGGCATCTGACTTACCTATTGAGGTCAGGGCTTGCGATAACTGCCAGCGCATATCCAAAATAATCTGCGTAATTTTTTCGTTATCGCTAAACGCCGGGGTTCTGGTCAGACGCTTTAGTTCCGACAGGTTTAGGTCGAGCTTAATAATTAGTGACGAAATATCTTCCATAAGTCCCCCTAAAAAGGAATGTCATCAATTAGGCCGGTGGAGTCAAAGTTTTCTTTTGGCTCCTCGCGCACCTTATCTCGCGGGGCTCCAGCAAACTCAAGCTCATTTAACCGCGCTCTGAGCGAAGTACCGGTCGTTCCGTCCTTGCGCTTGTATTCCTCGAGGTGGGGCTCAGATAGGGTCACAAAGAGACTCTGACCCTTGACTAGATGAGATTGGAGCTTCTCCACGCGGTCACCCCACATGGTCGCGCTAACCCATTGCGTAGGTCTTTTACCGTCAGCGCCTTTCTTTCCGTAGTCCATAGCCAGCGACAGATCCATGACAGGCTTGCCGTCAGAAGTATGGCGAATTACTGGGTCTTTACCGATACGAGCTAATCCAATTAGTAACATTTTTAATCCTTATCAAAATAGACTGCTTTGTTGTTGTAGAAATCAAACAGCGCCTCACACTCAGCCAAGAACTGCTCGGCTGCGTCCTCAACCACCTTGATCTCCTCCGGGGTGGGTTTGAACTTCTTAATGAACAAGTCCTTGCCCTCACCCATGCGCGGGTCGTAGGACACAAACCAGACCGCCTTACCCGTAACCGCCGCCTGTAAGGTCATCTGAGGTTTATATTCCGCAGGGACTTCTTGGTTGGCGATGTACTTCATGTGGGTCTTGGTCTTGGGGCATTTGATCTCAATTAAGCATCCGTCAGACACGAACCCATCAGGCGAACAGCCCAGAAAGGGTATACGCGGATGGTCAATGAACCGAGTGTCCGTAACTATCAGGCCGGTCACAGTCTCAAACCGTTCCTTTGCCGCAGCCTCTTGCACAACCCCCCACTCCATGTCCGAGGTCGTGTACTTGTCCGCAAAGGTATTGGTGATCCGTTCCGCGACAATCTCATAGCGTAGGTTCTCGCGTTCCGTGGACTCCTTACCAGACTTTAGGAAGTTCATAGCGGCCGCCATCCGAGAAGCGGTGAGCTTGCCCAGCCGGTCGTTCCACCAGTTGCCATCAAGCTGCAATGGATTGGCCTCACGCATCTTTAGCCCCCTTGAGTTCTGCGCCCTTGTGCGCGGCCTCAGTCCTGACCAGCTCACGTTCCTCTGGGCTCAGAGCTTTCCAAAAGACCGAGAGGATCTCAGGGCTCGATGCCTCATTGATCAGCTTGACCAGTTCCTCTTTAGTCTTGGTCGCACGTTTCTTAGGCGTAGCTTGCTGGTGGATAGCGTTTTGTACTTCATTCGCAGAACCGAACTCCATGCCACCCCAGCCCGCAGCCGCCAAACACCGACCGATTGCGCTGGTCTCTGCGTTTTCTAAAGCGGATGTTGAGTTGATCTGGCTAGAGGCTCTGAACTCCTCTGCGTGGCCCGTAGCAATGCACTTTCCCAAGTCTGTGTAGATCCGAGCTTGCATGATAACCACGGTATCGTCTGCCTTGATTATTTCGGTAGACAGTTCCCAATCCGGGTGAGCTTCGCGGAACTTCTGAACCCGCAACGCAACGGTCTGGTATTCCTTGCCTTTAATATTAACTATGCCTGTGTTCAAGTTATTCTCCTTAGATAAACATTGCTAAAACTGCTACTAGCGCAAGTAGAGCGCCACCTATTAAATCACCGAGTTCTTCTTTAGTCATTTGGTTCCCGCCTTTACTAAAATGTATTCCGCGTAACGAACTTTGTCTTTCTTGATCATCTTGGTATTGATCAACCAGCCCTCATTACGCAACGTAAAAATTATGTCTGCAAGGCGTGTTGCAAAATAAAGCTGAATCGCCTCCCAGCTTGTAATTTTCTTTTTGGTAACTAAGTGGTGCGCTACTTTGTCAATCTTAGTGCTTGGTGCTTTGCTCATATTGCTTTCTCCTCAAGGTTTCAAATTCGTTGGCTAATTCAACTAACCGCTTCTTTATGTTTTCAAAAGGCTCTGGGTCACGCATAAAACTAAGGTCACGAACTGCTTCGGCAACGCCTAGACATTTATATGCAATCAGGTCTAGGTGATGTGTAGTGATGAGTTCTTCTTGCTCTTGCTGCTCAAGTTCTTGCTGGTGATGTTCTGCGTCAGTCATTTTGTTACCTCACAGTCTTGGTGGTCGGTGATAAAACGCTCAAGGCAGTCATGGTCAGACGTAAAGATGCGACCCTTGCAATGAACGCATTGGTGGTAATAGCCTTGGGGAGTTGTTACTCTGAGGACGTGGTCAACTGGATCGTCTCTGTATATTGACCAAGCGGGTGATGTTGTCATTTATTCTCTCCGGTAGTGGGGGCCGAAGCCCCCGGTTGTTAGACTATTGCTTTGCCTGTTAGAACGTCAACAGCTTCTTCATCGCCAAACTCAGATTTGATTTCTGCAAGTTCTTCTTCTGAGTAACCGTTTTTCTCACGGAAGGAAATGTAGCGTGCAATGGCTAGCGCATCTTCTACGCCTCTTTGTTTAACCGATGCCCGCATTTGTGTTGTAGTAATTACGCCGTCATCTAACAGTTCGGCTAAGGTATCGGCAAAAGGAATTTTGTTGTTAGAAATCCAACGAATTACGTTGCCGTCAAATTTGATGTTGTTTGCGTTTTTGTTCATTTATTCTCTCCGGTTAGTTACGATCAAAGTGACCGTAGGAGAATCATAAAACGATTAGTAAACTGTTTGCAAGAGGTATTTGCACTTTTTATCAATTATTTTTAATTCCCCTACAAATTGTAGGGTTATTGACTCTAAGCCTAAACTGGATATAAAATTAACACGTCAGCAAGGTGGCACTTGTTGGAAAGATGAAGATAGAACGGAACCCTCGGTTGTTTAGGTGGGTATGTGTGGTACGGGAAATGTGGCTCTCCAGCCGTTCTATCCGGTCATTTTTCCTCTGCCGCCCATGCCAAGGGCCATACCCACCTAAGTATCCGGGGGTTTTTCTTTTTGGTAGCCGACTGCGCGAAACGCCAGCTAAGTAAAAGGCGGGGATGGGATAGAGGCCGTGGAATAAGTAGCCACGGAGCCGGGGTCGACACCCGCTATATCCGTCTAGTAGTGGGCATGGCTACCTAGAGTACCGTTGTTACGGGATACATCTCCATGTAAGTCTGGCAAAAACTTGTTTTTGCTAGTTGGTCGGTCTTTGGGCCTTTAGGGATTGCAAACAGTTTCTAAAACAGATAATCTACCCAAAACGGAGATTAAATGGACACCCAAGAAGTAGGCAATTTGATCGCAAAAGTACCGCAGGGCTTGAGTCCTGACGAGTTCCTGATGGCTCTGGCTAACCTAGTGGAGGCCACGACCCGCGAGGCTTGCGCCCGTGAGATTGAGGCCGAGGTTGCGGACTACGACCGGGACTACCGAGAGGTAGGTCTTGAGCTGGCAGCTCAGTTGAGGTCGAAATGACCCGCGAAGATATAGAAAACTTGGCCTTGGGCGTAGGAATGATCCGCACCCAAGGAGACCTGATTAAACCCCTGTGGACGGCCTCGGACGCTCAACTGGGTAAGCTGGTTGAGACCGTGGTTGCCGAGGTCAAGCAAAGCGCCTCAGAGTACGTTGTTCGGGCGATCAAGAAGGCTGTCGAGTACGAGAGAGCCGAGTGCGCCAAACTTGCGGGGTATGTGAGTAAGGAAGCCGCCAAGTCCATACGGGAGCGCGAAAATGACTAAGAAAAAAAGTTTGGTCTTAGTGGATAAAGGTGATATGACCACCTTTTTGCAAGAGCTGTGGAGAATAAGCAACGACTTTGATGAGCTGAGTTACCGGTTTGATGAGGTTTCTGCGCTTATGGACAGCATACATTTTGACTTTGATAGCGAGAAGTCAGGCTGTTTTTTCTACCTGTCCGAGCGGTTGTATAACGAAAACAAATTAAAGTTTATTGAATTACAGGAAAGACTTAATAAAGCACTCTTTAATGCGCGAGGAATAGCGAAATGACTGACCTACGCAAAGCAGCAGAGAAACCTTGGGTCAAGACCTACTGCGGGGGTAAGCCTAACTATTGCACCCCCGAAGTCACACCTGATGTCGATGCCGTAAGCACATCGCAAGAACCTGTTGATGAAACGGCAAAACGTGAACATGAGCCATTAGTTTGGATGAATAAGTATGGGCACGTAGCGTCGTTTCAAAACGAAGAATACAAAGACCCCCTTTACACCGCACCACCAAAGCGTGAATGGGTTGGGCTGACGGATGAAGAAGTAAACGACTGCATCAAGTCTCCTAACCGAAACTTGTTTGCTCGTGACGGAACCACATCCCAACGTATTGCCCGCGCCATTGAAGCCAAACTAAAGGAGAAGAACACATGACTGACTTTGAGACCTTTTGGAAGGCTTACCCAAAGAAGGTAGCCAAGGGTGATGCGAGGAAGGCTTGGAAGCAGACCGACCAGATCCGTCCAGACCTGACCGAGCTTTTGGCTGCGATTGAGGCCCAATGCCGGTCAGACCAATGGCGTAAGAACGACGGTCAGTTCATCCCCTACCCCGCCACCTTTTTGCGTCAGGAAAGGTGGTCTGACGAGCTTGATGTCACCTTGCCGGGGGTAGTTCAGGGCAAGGAGTGGTACGAGACTTGGGTGGGGATTCAGGCTAAAGGTCGAGAACTGGGTATCGATGAGAGCCAGTTTACCCACCCGCAAGAATTTAAGAGCGCAGTTTTACGCGGAACGGTTAAGGTTGCATGACCTGTGAGAAGTGCGAGAAAAAATCGCATATCTTTGATCTGCAATGCCTCGGTTGCCGCGACAGGCTGGTCATGGGCATAGACTGCAAGGTTCTTCGCGAGATAGAGGCCAAATATTTGGACATGAAGTTTGGCTTTTTACCGGATTACAAAAAGGAACCCCATTGCGGCTGCAAGACCACTTGCCCAAGAAAGTCTAGGATCAAAGATTGAGCTACTTAATTGCGTCCCTACCCCCGGTTAAATGTTTTGTTAAGCGTGAATTTCTGTACAACTTTGAGAAGGGCCACGGCGAGCTTGAACCAGCCGTATGGGTATCTCTAAAAGCTTTGCGAGGTCAAGTTTTTAGGATTGAGAGCCTATTGCCAAACTACGGCGCTCTGTATGACAAATTACCCATCCACGCCTACGTTTGGAAAGAGGGCGCAAGTGACTTACCGGTAGACACCTTGCAGCTTTGGGACTGTTTGGGTTACCAGTTTACGATCCACGAAAAGACGGTTTTGAGGAACCTTGGGGTCAAGTTTTTAGGTAAGGACAAGGTCTGGCACTTTGGCACTTATATGTTTACCGTGGACTTTTGCGCGGACGGCATGGATCTGGACACCACCTTTTCCGAACAGGCCGAGGAACACAAGAGCTTTAACTGGATAAAGCTGGACGGGGGTCAGTTTGCCTGTCAGCCCAATAACCGGTGCTTGTGGTACGACCAGAGCCTAATCCCAGCCAACGTCAAGTTCCCAGACTTTCAAGCCGCTAAGAACTTGTGGTCGGTCGATGGAACACGGAAGTGGACGGCTAGCAAAGATTGGTTTTATTCGATAGATGAACAATAAACTTACCGCCGCCCAGAGACGGCACTTGGCAACGGTCAAATCCTTGCCCTGCGGGGTCTGCGGAGCCTCAGAACCCTCTGATGCCCACCATATAGAACAAGGGCTCCAGTACACCTGTATCCCCCTTTGTAAGGACTGCCATCAAGGTTCCCACAACGGCATCCACGGTTGCAAGGCTATCTGGAACGTATTGAAAAAGACTGAAATGACGGTACTCAATGACACTATAGAAAGGTTACTACGGTGACCGACCCGTTTAAAATAACCGAACCAACTGTCATCAGTTTTTCCGGTGGAAGAACCTCTGCTTATATGCTTTGGCGGGTTTTGCAAACCCACAATGGGATCTTGCCTAACGATGCTGTGGTTTGTTTTGCCAATACCGGAAAAGAAGTTGAGCAAACCTATGAATTCATTAAAAACTGTGAAGATCATTGGAATGTAAAAATCAATTGGTTGGAATATCTCCCTGATGCGCTAGGCTTTAAGGTGGTTGATTTTGGGACGGCGGCTAGGAATGGGGAGCCATTTGAGGCTGTAATTAGAAAATATAGCAAATTGCCAAATCCAGCCCAGCGTTGGTGTACCGGAAAACTAAAGATAACTACGATGCATAAGTTTGTCCGCGGCTTGGGTTGGGAACACCATGAATCTGATAACAACGATTTTGTTGGTATCCGATACGATGAACCAAGGCGATCAGCAAAGTCACCTCTAGCCAAAATGCCATTGGTAGCAGCAAAAATTACGAAGGCAGATATTTTTGAATTTTGGTCTAAACAACCATTTGATTTGAACTTGCCGGTCATCAATGGAGAGACTGTTGGCGGTAATTGTGATCTGTGTTTTTTGAAGTCATTGCCGAAGGTTGTGTCATTGATTAGGGAAAAGCCAGAACTTGC